CAGTGAAGGACTCAGATACTGCCATTGGGCGTAAAGAGCTTTCTTCAAATGCCGTACCCATTAGTACACACATGTTGCCAGCGGCTTGAGCTACTGGAGCAATATTACCTATGCCACGACGTACAGTTACTGTATTACCTACAACACCCACAACTAATACTTGTTCCATGATAGGACTAAACATCATGGTCATACCTATAATAGTAGCTGATGAGTCCACTACTTGCAAGGCTTGTGTTGCGCCTCGTGCTACTGCGGGAGCTGGAGCAGCCAATACAAAATTGGCGTGGGTATAGGCTTGGACATACCAGTGATGGTTAATGTCAGTAATAGTTTCTTGCTTTAGGCGAGAAGTAATACCTAGTAAAGTAGCGGAGCCGCCTGGTTGTGTACGATAAATAGAGTCAGCAAAGCTTAGTTTGACTGCTTTAGGGGCTTGATTAGATGTATTAAAGATGCCAAGAGTAGACATATTATTCCTTATAGGGTTAAGTTAAGCTAGGAGTTCGTCCCAGTTAGTTTGAGGTTTTGACGTTGCAGTGTCTTTAGTAGGCTGGTTAGTATCTAGTACTACTTCGCGAATGTACTGCGCTGTTAGTGCTGCTATCTGGTCTGCATTAGCTGTGGGGAACTTTTGGGTGAATACAGAATTCCAATGAGTTACCGCTGGGGCTAATGCTGCGTTAGATAGCAGCGGGTCTTTAGCAGTTGCTTGTTGTGTTTGCAACTGTTTAAATTGTTCAGGTAAAGATTTATTATGCGCATCAAAACGACTATTTAGTGCTGCGTCAGCTGCGGAAGTAGATGATTGATGCGCAGCTAAATACCCCATACGAGCAGTATTATTGAGCATTTCCATTAGAACGTTTCGTTGCTCTTCTGGGAATACTGCAAGTTGCTCAGGTTTGATAATAGAACTCATATTGATATGAGCGTTAGCTGCGGCTATTAACTCTTGTGGCGCTGTTTGTAAAGGATTTGGCGCAGCTTTAGTTGCAGGTTGCTCAGGCATTGGAGCATCTGTAATAGCTTGCCAGCCTTCTTTAGTCATAGTAGCCGCAGGGTCACTACCTGTTACTTTATTAAGTGCGGTTTTAAACCAGTTAGTTGGTGCAGGTGCAGGTGCGGCGGGTTGCTGGACATTCATAATACTATTCTATTCCTAATAGGTGGTTGATTAAATCTATCTTAGCTTCTTGTTCTAACCAAAGAGTTTTGGCTCGTTCACTATCTATATGAGGGTTACATGCTAATTTAGCTTCGCAGCAATCTATTAACATGTTTTCTAGCTGCCACTGTCTATCCTGCTGGAGGGGACTTAGCTGCTTGGGCAAGTTGTGTTTCTCTCTGAGCATTGGCTTGTTGTATTTGGGCTATCTGTTGAGGGGTACGCAAAAACTTTTCCATGTCTTTCATACCTGCTAGTTTGGCTAAGTAAGTAAGTAGCTGTCCTGTGTTAAATTGTAGCTGCAAGTCGGGATTAGTAGCTACCATTTGTAAGAACTGTACACTCGCTTGGGTGTCAAACTCTTGGTCTATATCAACTAAGCCGTCAGCTAGTAAAAAGTTGACTGACGTAGTGCGCATAGTTGCTGGGTCTATACTAACTTCTGTATTTGTTTGAGGATTAAATAGTTTAATTGGTTCTTGGTATTGGAGTATATCTGACTTAATTAACTTTTTAATTACTGAAATGAACTGGTCTTCTAGTAATACTGCCATCATAATCTGACGACTATCACTATTTGCCATAACTGTATCAAATTGTGAATTTGTTTTATTACCTTTTATGAACTGCCCTTGACCTACTTGATTAACCCCAGAGACACTGTTAGCAAACGATGCTATGCCTTGGGCTAATTGTGCCCTAGAACCTCTAGCACTATCTTCAAAAGGTATTTTATATAGAGCTTCTGCTAATGCCCTACCTTGCGCCTTAGGTTTAATAGGTATTCGAGATATAGGATTAGTAGACTCTATGTGTTTCTTCTCAATCATTGAGGGGTCATACAGAAACCTATCTTGCAATGTCCTGTTGTTAGAAACTATTTCTGTATTCCATAAGTTAGATGCGAATTTCTGCAAATCGGCTAACTCTTCTACTAGTGACTTAGTCTGTATACCTAAGTTATCCTCATTAGGTTGCCCGAATACTATAGGTAAGTATTGGTGAAAGGATGACCGATTTTCAGCAAATACTACGTAAGTGCCATTAACTACTACGAATTTAAATATTTGAATAGTGTTAGGTTGTGGGCAAACTATACCGTAGTCTGCTGGAGCTATACGAGCGTAAACAGTGCAAACTTCTACTCCATTAACGGTTCTGCGAAATGATTGCCCATCTGTTAGTATTGCGTCCCAATCAGTTCCAATATGCGTAGAAGTTTGGAATTTGTCATTTATTATAGGTGTGTAGTAGTGAGACCTAATACCCTGTGAGCTACTAGCCCATATATCTTTCTCCCTATGTTTCCAATTATTATCAGTGGGTAGAGATTGCAATAAAGAGTTTAATTTAGTTGCAGTTAGTAACTCAGTATATCCTGCATAGTCGCCTGATTGAGATACTTCTGCAGGTGGGACTGAGTTATCATAGAAAGTATTGTACAAGTCTAAGTGCTTAATACGGAAACCAGATTCAGTTTCCTCTTGACCTTTTAAAGTATTCCCTATTAGTTCATTAGTGGCAGACTGCACTTTTCTAGAAGTCCAAATAGCTTCTACTGCCATTAAGTTATACTTAACTCCGTCTTTGAAAGCTAACATTAAGTTACGCTTCCACTGGTAGTCAGTAGAGAATTTAGTCAATAGAGTATTATATTGCCCCACGACATCAGCACCTTCAAGTGAAGTGCCTACAGGGAAAATAGGGGAGCCAGATAAAAATAACTTAGCTAGGTAGGCTACTCGTGAGTCTACTTGAGGAGAGGCAATAGGTACTATTACTTCCTCTAAATCATTATCTTTAGCTGTTTCTCTAGCTAATACTTTGTCAACTGCTACTAATCTAGTCCTACGATTAGACATGTGGTATGTATCTTGCATCTTCTTAACTGCGGATAGAATCAGTTGCTCGCTTTCGGCAGTTAGTTTGATGTAGCTGCGAGGTGACTTTGCTGTTGGAGCTACCATAATGTTAGACTATTTTGAGTTGGTTGTAGGTCAAAGGACTTGAGGAGCTGGAATCAGTATCGTAACCCTCAATCGGAACTATTATTTTATCGGGGTAGCTGGCTTGCACTCTATCTATATAAGCTACAGTGTCTAATAGGTCATCTCTATTATTTTTTGTTTCAGGGTTAAAAGACGTAGCTTGAAACAAATACTCTGATAATACGTTAGGGTGTAAACCTATTTCATTTTTTTGACACTGTAGTAAGGATTTCATTATTGCTGAATTCTTAGAAGTAGTACCTCTATTTATCGGCTCGAAATAGAAACCATCTAATCCATATACTTGCGCATAATGAGAGAACCAGTATAGTAATGATGCCTGATAAGCATAAGATTCCACACATATGAGCCTACAGTTATTATCTAGCCCCAATTGGATAGCTTGTTTAATTGTGTCTATAGGGGTAAATTTACCTTGTATTTTTTTATATGCCCAAGGTATCGAATCAAATATCTTAACTAATAGTATTATGGTGTCATCAGAAGATGCTTTAGACCCTGAAGGGTCAATTACTATAAACTGTCCTTCTGGTAACGCATCTTCTGATTGGGTAAATTTTAGTAATTTAGATGGGTCAAAGTTAGTAAGAGACTGAGTAGAGGAATCATTAAGTACTTCAGAGAAGAATATGTGAGCATTATTGGCTCGCACATCTCTTGCTAGTTCTGAATACAGTTGAGTAGTTGGTACTAATTCGGGCCAAATACTTTGTCCATCTGCTAGTAACGCCCCTGCAATAAATGAAATCCAGTCTGGAGAGTTCTTAAGTTCTTTGAGTATGCAATTATCGCCAGGGAACATATTCCCTATGTATACTGTTAAGCACCCAGATTTAGAGTTAGCTTTAAATAGTGTGGCGAATAACCAATCTCGTAGCGTACTTGCTTCAGCTTTGGACTTGGAGTTCTCTCTAGATTGTACGTCATCGCATAGTATTAAATCAGGACGAACATAGTTAATATTCATACCTCGTGGGTCACCGCCAGAACCTAGGGCAGCAATTACCATTGACTTACCGCGCCACGTGAACTTCAATAAGTCTGCGCGGTCAACCTCTACATCTATTTCCCAATTACCATAAATAGCTTTGATATTGGGCTGCCCCATTGATAGTCTAATATCAGCTAATAGTGCTGATGCTTTGGCTTGGTTGGCTGCAGTGATTAGTATAAATTTCTTAGGTGAGAATAGTACGGTATATAGACAAAACAGTTTGATAACTGCTGACTTACCGAATCCGCGTGGTAATCCAATTGCTAAGTTAGTGAAGTCGTTAGATTTTACTGCGGCTTCAGTAAGTAAGTGCCATGAGGCATTAAATACATCACAGAATTGCAAGACAAACACATCAGGATGAGTTATCCCTGCAAAAGTAGATAAGTCTGCTCGCATAGCTACATCTATAGACTCAAACTCAGCTGAAACTATTTCATTTTCTTGACTCATACTTCAACCGAGCTAAGGCTAGGAGTTCTGCTACTGTCAGTGGTAGTGGCTGGGACATAATGTTTTAGGTTCGCTATTACTTCTTTGTTTCCCATGGTAACTAAGCTACGGTCATTAACTTCGACTATTTCATTGTTACTATTGGTTCGATATCTATTTGCCATATAAGGCGGTAAAGTTATTTGTATAACTGTATTATTTACTGTGGCTGCATTGTCACCTGACTCTAAACTTCTCCGCTTCAATCCATTTACTTTAACTAACATGGCTAATACTTCTTGCGGCTTATTTATGAATCCTATAGTATCTTGTAACTTAGCAGTTAATATATCCTCTAAATTATCGTATGCATTATCCCGTGCCGAAGTAGTTTGTACTATTTGCGCCGTTGCTTTAATTTGCGATACGTAAGACTCACTAGTCCCAGTTGCTTTGGCAATTTGGGAGGTAGATACATTGGCTGTCAACAGGGATATAATTTGCTCTTTAGGGGACATAATATTAGTATAGTGGAGAAATTGGGTGTGGAGTAGTTATATGATTTGGGCTAGGAGTGAGGTATTAGTGGGCGGGTGGGGTAATCATAAGGTGGTATTGGGGCGGCAATAATAAGGGTAAATGAGTGAGGAGTACCTATTACAAGGCATATAAGGGGTGTACAGCGGCTTTAAGGGTGCAGGTACTGTATTAGTTAGGGTAAATTATTACAGGTATTACTGTTATGATTACACTACTCTTGAAAAATTTAGAAAATTTTGGAAGGTGCTAAATAGATAACCATAAATTCTCTTTTCTAAAAAGGCTCTGA